TTCCAACTCTGAATGATAATGGAGAGCACGTCGGTGGGATAACGGGATGTCTGTTATCCCTCGGCGCTCTTATTCGTAAAAACAAACCAACTAGAGTGTTGGTAGTTTTTGATGGTAAGGGTGGTTCTCAACGTAGAAAGAAGATGTATAAAGGATACAAAGAAGGTAGAACAGGATTAACTAAAGTTAATAGATTAGTTGGTTACGAAGATTTAGAAGACCAAGCAGAATCTATGAAACGTAACTTTAACGCTTTAATCAAATACTTAGGGTTATTACCTGTTGATTTGTGTTATATTGATTACATCGAAGCAGATGATATTATGGCATACGCTGCCAGACATATATTTAAAAAAGAAGTTTTGATAATTTCCTCTGATAAGGATTTCTTACAATTAGTTGATGATAGAATTTCAGTATATCTACCAACTAAGAAGAAGATGATGTTCAAAGAGGATGTAAAAGAGTTATATGGAGTTCCATCAAAGAATTTAGTATATTATAGAATTTTTGATGGTGATAAATCCGATAATATTCCTGGCGTAAGGGGAATCGGACCTAAAACACTAATAAATAAATTAGATTTCCTTCAATCGGATGGATTAACATTGGATACTTTATTAGAAAAGGTATCTCAAATGGATGATGAGAAACTGAAAACCAAAATATTGGAACATACCGATACTTTGAAATTAAACTATGATTTAATGCAGTTATCAGAACCAATAATGGGTTCAGCGATTACATCAAATGTACGAAATATCATTGATACACCAATCAACGGATTAAATTCTTTTGAATTCAAAAAAGAGTTTATGGTTGATAAACTATATACTGCATTTAAGAATGTAGAAACATGGTTAGTGAACACTTGGGGTGATTTGGATAAATATTCAAAACAAACCAGAAAATAATTTGGTAGTTACAATAATAAATCGTATATTGGTACAATATGGATAAATTCGGAAACAAATTTGGTACGTCATTTCAGATAAAGATACTTTCATCTCTATTATCAGATAGGATATTCTTACAACAAATGTATGATATTCTTAAACCTGAGATGTTTGATTCAGATGCTAATGAATGGATAGTAACGAAAACATTATCTCACTTTGATAACTTTTCACAACTACCTACATTAGATGTCTTTAAAAACGAAGTAGATAAGGTTGAGAGAGATGTTCTTAAATCATCTATAGTAGATAACCTAAAGCAAGTTTGGAACGGCTTAGAATCAGATGATTTAGAGTACGTTAAAGAACAATCTTTAGAATTCTGTAAGAATCAAACCTTTAAGAACGCAATCTTAGAATCTGTAGATTTACTAAGTGATGGTAAATTCGATATAATTAAATCGAAGATTGATAACGCTATGAAAGCGGGACAAGATACTGATATTGGACATGAGTACAAAGAAAACATTATTGAAAGATACGAATCAACTGTTAGAGATGTAGTTCCTTGTGGTTGGCCTGTTATCGATGAATTAGTAGATGGTGGTTTTGGTAAAGGTGAGTTGATAATATTTGCAGCTCCACCGGGTATTGGTAAATCTTGGGCATTGGTGAATGTTGGTATGGCAGCTGCTAAAGCTGGTAAGACTGTAGTTCATTATACATTAGAGTTAAATGAGGGATATGTAGGACAGAGATATGATTCAGTATTAACTGGAATACCCGTACCTAAACTTAAATTTGAAATAGATGAAGTACGAAAGCAGGTAGAGAAACTAAGTGGTGATATCGTTGTGAAACATTGGCCTACTAAATCTGCTGGATTGAATACTATGAGAGCATCATTAGATAAATTGAAATTGCAAGGTAAATCTCCTGATTTGATTATATGTGATTACGCTGATTTATTAAAGGGTAATAGTAGAAAAGAACGACACGAAGAGTTAGAAGAGATTGTTGAGGGATTAAGAGGTATTGCGGGAGAATACGAAGTTCCATTATTTACAGCATCTCAGATTAATCGTAGTGGAGCAGAGCAAGATGTTATTACTGGTACTTCTATAGCTGGTTCATTCTCAAAACTGATGACTGCAGATTTTGTGGTATCATTAAGTAGAAAGATTGAGGATAAATTAGCAGGTACAGGTAGATGGCACGTAATAAAAAATAGATTTGGACCTGATGGAATGACTTTACCTTCAAAAGCTAATATGAGTACAGGTAGGATTGATATCTACAACGATGATTCCATTGATGGTAAAAAAACCCAAAAGGATATGAACAATGGGGGTGAGTTAGTGAGAAAGAATTTGTTACAAAAATATAATGAAATGAACAAAGATATTGATTTCTAATCCATATATATTATAACCCAACAAAACAAAATTAAAACAATAGAAGATAAAAATATGACACAGTTATTTACAGAAAGAGTACCATTCAAACCATTTGAATATCCAATTTATTACACCGAAGGGTGGTTAAAACAAGCACAAGCATTTTGGTTACATACTGAGATACCAATGCAAGGTGATTTGAAAGATTGGAACGAAAATCTGAATAAATCGGAAAAACATTTGGTTGGAAATATCCTTTTAGGATTTGCTCAAACTGAATGTGCCGTATCCGATTATTGGACAACAATGGTAACCAAATGGTTTCCTAAACACGAAATCAAACAGATGGCGATGATGTTTGGTTCACAAGAAACAATACACGCTACAGCTTACTCATATCTAAACGAATCATTGGGTTTAGAAGATTTTGAGGCTTTCCTACACGAACCTGCAATTGCAGAAAAATTTGAATTCCTAACCGCTACCTCTGCTGATTGGACTCATGAGGATTTACAGAAGAATCCTATTGCGAGAAAAGAAGTAGCCCGTTCATTAGCGATATTCTCAGCATTTGCAGAAGGTGTATCTCTATATAGTAGTTTTGCAGTCCTGTATTCTTTTCAGATGAGAAATCTTCTGAAAGGAATTGGGCAGCAAATGAAATGGAGTGTAAGGGATGAATCACTTCATTCTAAAATGGGATGTCAATTATTTAGAGAGATGTGTAATGAATATCCAGAACTTCATAGTGAAGTTAAAGATGATGTACATCAAGCAGCTAAGTATATGATTGAGATGGAACATAAGTTCATTGATATGATATTTGAGCAAGGTGATTTAGAAAACCTAAAATCAGCTGATTTAAAAGAATTTATCTCTAAAAGAGGTAATGAGAAGTTAAAAGAATTAGGTTACGAACCTACATTTAAGTTTGATGATACTAAAGCATCTAATTTAGATTGGTTCTACCATTTAACTGGTGGAACAACCCATACAGATTTCTTCGCAGTAAGACCTACAGATTACTCTAAGGCAAATGAAGGTGAAGATTTCAACGATATTTGGTAAAATAATAATAAAAAAAAATAAGTTATGAATAATTTTGATGAATTGATTACAAATGTAATCGGATGGGCAGATGATAAAGGTATCTTAGTAAAAGATAACGCCCCCAAACAGATGTTAAAGGTTTTGGAAGAAGTCGGCGAAACCGCCGGAGCTCTCCTTAAAGATGATAGGCCTGAGATAGTAGATGGAATCGGAGATTCTTTCGTTACATTAATTATCTTATCAATGCAGTTAGGATTACACCCTTCAGAATGCTTAGAAGCTGCATGGAATGAAATTAAAGATAGAAAAGGGAAAACTAAAAATGGAGTGTTTATAAAAGAATGAAAAACTTTGGAGCTGAATTTGATTGGGAAATAGACGTAGATTTTCCATCTTGGGCAAACACAGAAATCTACGTTAAGACAATATCAAAGGGGTATCTATTAGCAGGTGAAAAACCAAAAGATGCTTATTGGAGAGTAGCAACAACAGCTGCTCGAAGATTGGGTAAACCTCAAATGGCAACAAAGTTCTTCGATTATATTTGGAAGGGATGGTTAAACTTAGCAACACCTGTTTTATCAAACACTGGTACTGATAGAGGATTACCAATCAGTTGTTTCGGAATCGATGTAGCTGATTCAATCCAAGATATCGGTACTAAGAATTTAGAGATGATGTTACTCGCTAAGCATGGTGGTGGAGTAGGTGTTGGTTTGAATATGATTAGACCAGCTGGTTCTAACATTACACAAAATGGAACATCCGATGGTGTTGTACCATTCGCTAAGATTTACGATTCTACTATTCTAGCTACCAATCAAGGTAGTGTAAGAAGAGGGGCAGCATCAGTTAACCTCAACATCGAACATGATGATTTTGATGAGTGGATTGAAATCAGAGAACCTAAAGGTGATGTAAACAGACAATGTTTGAATTTACATCAATGTGTAGTTGTTGGTGATAAATTTATGAGAAGGTTAGAAGAGGGTGATTCAGAAGCTCGTAGAAAATGGGGTAAAGTACTTCAGAAACGTAAAGCAACTGGTGAACCATATGTGATGTACAAAGGTAACATCAACAAAGCAAACCCATCTATGTATAAAGATAATGGATTGAAAGTTCATATGACTAACATATGTTCTGAAATTACATTACATACAGATGAATCACATTCATTCGTTTGTTGTTTATCTTCACTTAATCTCTCAAAGTATGATGAGTGGAAACATACCGATTTAATCTATACTGCAACTTGGTTCTTAGATGGTATTCTATCAGAGTTCTTACAAAGAGCTAAGAATATGAGAGGATTCGAAAACGCAGTACGTTCAGCAGAAAAAGGTAGAGCATTAGGATTAGGTGTATTAGGATGGCATACATATCTACAACAAAAAGGTATTCCATTCGATTCACTACCAGCTCAATTTGAAACTCGTAGAATATTTTCACAATTAAAGATTGAATCCGAAAGAGCAAGTAGAGATATGGCTACCGAAATGGGAGAACCATTGTGGTGTAAAGATAGTGGATTCAGAAACACTCACCTAAGAGCAGTTGCACCAACTGTATCCAACTCCAAATTAGCAGGAAACGTATCACCAGGTATTGAACCTTGGGCAGCAAACGTATTTACCGAACAAACTGCTAAGGGTACTTTCATTAGAAAGAATAGAGAATTAGAAAAAGCACTTAGAAAGGCAGGTATCAATACAAAAGATACTTGGGATAAAATTCTATCAGATGGTGGTTCAGTACAAGATATCAAAGAATTAGATAATTGGGTATATTGTGATGGTAAACTAACTAAAGTAGATGATGAAATTGATACTACTAAGTGTGATAAGGTAAAAGATGTATTTAAAACATTCAAAGAAATTAATCAATTGGAATTGGTTAGACAGGCTGGTGTTAGACAACAATATATCGACCAATCAGTATCGTTGAACTTAGCATTCCCTTCAGAGGCAACTCCTAAATGGATGAATACAGTTCACTTTGAAGCTTGGAAGCAGGGTGTAAAAACTTTATACTACACTCGAACAGAATCAGTATTAAGAGGTGATATTGCTCAACAGGCGATGGACCCAGATTGTTTAAGTTGTGATGGGTAACTTTAAAAAAATATGTAAACTTTGTGGAAAAGAAATTCCAATATGTTTACCAATCACAGAAAGTTGTATAAATTGTTTAACTAAAAGAAGGAAAAAAGAATGAAATATTTATATTTTTCAGCACAATGGTGTGGCCCTTGTAAGAGCTTATCACCAATAATGAATGAAGTATCATCTCATATTGAAGTAGAAAAAATTGATGTAGATTTAGATTATGAAAAAGCACAGAAATATGGAGTTAGGAATATTCCAACAGTTGTGTTAGTAGATGGTGTTACAGAAGTTAAACGATTTATCGGAGTACAACCACAACAAACTTACATTAATGCAGTAAAATAAATTTGGATAATTGAAAAAAAAGTTGTATATTAGTAATAAGTTACGAAATTATAAGCGTATGGCATTAAGAGGTGAATCACATCCACAACATAAATTAACTGAGAAACAAGTTAACAGTATTCGAAAACTATGGAAAGTAGGACATCGGAATGTTAGAGTGTTGGCTAGAAACAATGGGGTATCCCCAGCTAACATCCGTAGAATAGTTAAGAATGAAACGTGGACACATCTCTTAGTAGGTGATTTCGATAAATATCAGTAATGAAGGAAGAAGGAAAGAATTATTGTGATACATCAAAATTATCAATAAGGAAGATTTCCAAATCCGTAGCAAAAGAGATGGTGATAAAGAATCACTACTCTCATCTATGGACTAAGGTATCTTACGCTATTGGTTTGTATATTGAGGATGATTCACATCAGTTCTTTAACACTTCAGAAAAACTTATTGGTGTTGCGTGTTATGGAGACCCAATCGGAAGATTAAGTGGTCAATCTATAACTGAGAAATTAGATAGAACGGAAGTTTTAGAATTAGTTAGAGTGTTTGTATTTGATGATTATGGTTCAAATATAGAGAGTTGGTTCTTAGGTAAAACCTTTCAATGGTTAAGAGAGAATGCACCACACATCAAAGGATTGATATCATACTCAGACCCTAAAGAGGGACATAATGGAACTATCTATCAAGCAACAAATTGGTTGTATCAAGGTGATTCATTACGATATAACGATAGTTGGAGTTTTAAGTTTAGTGAAGATGGTGAGTGGCAGCATGGTAGAACGATATTTCCATATTATGGAACTAACAATCCTACTAAGATACAAGAACAAATTGATAAACCATTTTGGATTCGTAAAGAACCACGTAAACATAGATACGTTTACATTCTAGCGAAGGGTGGTGAAAGAAGGAAGTTACTTAAAAGTTTAAAACATCCTATTTTAGAATATCCAAAAAGTGAAAACGAAGTAGAATTAGAAATTAGAAAATTAGAACCAATTGAAAGAAGAGGGTAAACATTATTGTGATTCCACTAAAGTTAGTGTAGCACCAATAGCTAAATCAATAGCAAAGGATATAATCGTTAAGAAACATTATACCCACGCATGGACATCTTGCCGATACGCATTAGGTGTATATTATCAAACTGATGAAGTTGATATGTTTGGTAATTCTCAGAAACTAATTGGTGTAGCAATCTACGGATTCCCAGTCGGAGCAAAAGCACCCACATCTGTATGTGAAGGATTAACAAAAGATAATATATTAGAATTAACTCGTTTATACTTAGATGATGGGTATGGTTCTAATATCGAAAGTTGTGCATTGGGAAAAACATTCCAATGGATTAAAGATAACGATAAAAACATCAAAGTACTATTATCATATGCTGATAACGGACAAGGACACGTTGGTGGTATTTACAAAGCAACTAATTGGATATATCAGGGGTTATCAACTGATATAGCACTTATGCCTAATTGGGGTATCTCACTATCTAAAGACCCATATGATTGGATTCATAGTAGAACTGTTTATAATCTATGGGGTAGTGGTAACTTAGAACACCTTCGTAGAGAGATTGGTAAAGAAGGACGTACTGAATTTTGGAGAAGAGAAGAACCACCAAAACATCGATACATCCAAATTATAGCTAGTAGTAAAAAAGAAAAGAAGGATTTACATAAAAGGTTAAAGCATGAAACTAAACCTTATCCTAAAACGGCATCTGATTACAATACAGATATCATACATCATACAACATATGCACCTGAAGAATCTAATGAAATAAATTTTTGGTAATGTTCACAATAGATACAGAGTTTTATACAAACGTAACTGAGTGGGTTGATAAACACCCAACAGAGAAATATTTTATATTATCAACACAACAAACAAACACTAATATTTTAGAATTTTGTTCTGCTGTTTTAGATAAGAATAAGATTCCTGTAATAATAACAAATGTAGGTAGTAAGAATACATACTATCCACCTAGTTTAAAACAAGCGGTGAATCTATCAGATGATGTGTTAGTATATGAATCTTCAAAAATGGCTATGAATATAGTTTTATCAGCTAGAGCTCAATTTTTTGTAAATTTAAAAGGGGGAGTTATATGGACACAATAGTAGTTTACATAGAAAATGAGAATGAACATATAGATTTTATACATTCATTAAATTTGTTAAAAATACCACATCATAGATTATTTGAAGGTGGTGAATGGAAGAGTTTATTTCATAAATTAGAAATATACTTAGAAGGTCTTAAAGAAATAGATAATGAATGGGTGATACTATCAGATTCTCGTGATGTGTTATTTTACAAAGATATTGAAACAATAAATAATACATACATCGAACACTATTCAGATTATGATGTTGTAGTTCAAGCTGAAGATACTGTTCATGGTTGTATAGGATTCCAACCTTATTATAAAAAAGGAATGCGTAGGTTTGAATTTGGAGATAGTGATTTTAAATATGTATGTTCAGGTTTAATAATGGGTAAACGTTTGGTTTTGATTGAATTCTTAAATGAGTTATTACAAAAGTTACCTTCTCCTTGGACTGAAATGGGTGTAGACCAGCCAGCTGTAGCTTGGGGTATGGTTAATTTATCATATAAAATAGGTTTAGATTCAGAACGTAGATTATTTCAACAAATGGCACAGAATGGGTATATGGATGGTAAGAGGACATCCATTGGTACGAATTACAATTTACACTTCAATAAGAATTTTATAAAGAATACAAAAACAAATACAGAACCTTGTGTATTTCATGGTGCAGGTAACGCATTCTTATCACAGGTTTGGAAAATAATAAATAAAAAATACTAAATGTTAACAATTTCTTAACATTAAAATTTGGTAAATCCAATAAATTGTTGTATATTAGTATTGTAATAAGAGTTGAGAAT